CTAATAGTTCTACCACTATTGTATGCATTTAGTCCAAACTCTTGCTTTTGTGGATGTGGATCTAATGCACCTTCTGTACCTGTACCAAACTCTGTATATAATGCTTGTTCTCCACGCATTCCTACTTGTTTTTCTTTCTTTGAACCTGTTTTATAGAAATCAATTGGTGACATTGGCGTATATGGAAAATCGTTGTAATTCTTTTGAATTTGTTTTAATCCATATTCTGCTGTTTCATCAACACTTTTTTCTGCAACTTCATTCATCATTGAAGCCCATTTGTCAACCTTGTTTATTAAACTTTCAAGTTCGCTACTTGATAAATTAATATTTATGTTTCTACTCATAATCAGAATCACTACTAGTCATTCTTTGTAAATAAATAGTAGCCTCTCCAAAATAAATTAAAGGTTCTCCATCTACAAAATAATCTGCAGTAGTACAAAATTTATCGTAAATATCTGGAACATCTTCAAAGACATAGCACCTGTCACCATTGTGAAAATTCTTTGCTTTTTTTTCACTGGTGTAAATAGCAAGTCTGCCTCTAAAATCCTCTCCAAAAGCAATTATTTCGCCAGAATTTGATAAAGGTTGCACATTAAGTTTATACTCCGTAGGTTCTGAAAAGATTTCTCTTTCGTTCTCTACAAATTTATTGCATAAGTATATTCTTTTCATATTTCTAAATAAATGTATCATATTACAATCCTTTTGCTAAAGGAATTATTTTTTGTGTCAAAGATAATGGATAATCTGCTGCTGTATCATAGCTTCTTGTTACTCCACCTTCTGTATGACTTTTTTCTCCCTCAGCACCCTTTTTAACAATAGAACTTAATGCTAGTCTGACTATTATCCCTGCGTATATCTCCTCAAAAGGTTCAGCTTCTGTAGGCGTATAATGTCTATCGTTGTAATATTCTAACAAGGCATCTCTAATTTCATCTAAAGCTTCTTCTTCGGAAATACTAATTTCTCTTCTTTCAGCACTCTCTATCAATTTTGTAACAAGTCTTAAAACATTAGAATTAGAACCAAAATCTACTTCCATACCTTACTCCTCATCTAAAAGTTTTTTTAATTGACTTTTTGTTGTTCTGTGTTGAAGTTCATAAGCTTCTTTTACAGAGATTTCTCTAGTTTTTTTCAACTCTTCTGGTGTCATTTCTATTAGTTTCCCAATAGGTTTTACATCAAATTCTTCGCCTTGTTTATCAACTTTTACTTCTACAAGTTTATATTCAACAGGTTTTACATAAATTTTATTTTTATAAATAAGCATTGTGTTATTCTCCTTGTTATTTTTTCTTTTTGTTTAAGCCATATTTTGCCTTAATTTCTTCTTTTTCTTTTTTCTCTTCTTCTATGTCAATCTCTTTTATCTCTTTATCTTCTTTTTTTAATAAAGGAGCTTCCGTTTTTTCGGCAGCCCCCTTATTCTCAGAAGCTATGTGATAACCTAAATGTTTAAATTGTTCTTCAAAAACTAATTTTGTACAAATTATTTTTGAATCTCCCTTTTCAATTGTTATCATTTCGCCCTCCTATTTTATTTTACATCTAATACAAATACTGCATCAGCCATTTCAAATGAAGGTAATGCAACCATAGAAACTTTGTTCTCAACATTTACAGGATCTTTTAATCTGAAAGATGTAACAGCGATTCCTTTGTTTACTAATCTTACTTCTGCATCTGTTGTTTGGTTCATTAAATCGCTCTCTTCTGGAGTAACACCAATATGTGTTTTTCCTAAAGGTCCTTCTGGCATTAATACGAATGTATCATCAGCGAAGTAATTTACAAAATTTCCAGTTGTTTCATCAATATATCCTTCGTCATTAACAGCAATTACAATTCCTGCTTCTGTCTCTAAATAATTTTTAACTTCTGCAGCTGTTATTGCTATATTTCCATTTGATAATGCAAATATTCTCTTAGCTATATTTGTATTAGCAGTTAAAGCTTCTAATACATTTGAATTACATACAGCTCTTGTTAATTTATAACCAGCTTTTCTAGCTAATTTTTGAGCACCTGTAATATCTTTTATTGGATCAGCACCTGCTTGATCCCAAGCTGTTTGTGCGTTTATCTTATTTCCAGCAGGCATTCCATAATCATATGTATATGATTGTCCATTGCTTGCTAATGATAATGCACCTGTTGTAAGAACTTGCATTCTCATTCTTTCAATTGTTTCAAATGCTGCTGTTATTAATTTGATTTGGTCATCAAATATTCTAGCAACTATTGTTCTTATTAATGCTTCATTTTGTGTTTGAAGTAAAGTATTTAATTGTTGTCTCATTTTTTCATCAACAACCATACTCTCTTTGAAGAAAGGCATTTCTGTCTTATATTTTTCAACGCCTTGTCTATCTCTTCTTATTGACTTAGAGTCATAAGCAGATAATCTTAATCCAACTGGTTGTCCATTAGCACCTTTAACCCAGTCTATTTCACAACCAATTTCTTTTTGGTATGGGAATAATTGATCTCCCATTGTGTATGTATTCAAATTTTGTTCAAGCCAATATGCTACAAGGTTTGAACTTGTTACTAATTCATATAAACTTTTAGCCATTAGATTGCACTCCCTTCTACAAAGATTATTCTAGGTAATGCAGCTTTAACACTTGCAGTTAATGCTGTTTTAACTGAATTTTCTAGTTTCAATAAATCTACACAACCTGCTAATACTATTGTTCCATTTTCATCTCCTGCAGTTACATCAACATCATGTAATGCAATAGCAACAGGAGTAGCTCCCTCACTTCCAGAGATTGTGAAACCTAAATCTCTTTTTTCGATATTTCCATAAAGTGGAGTTCCTGCTTTTACAATTTTTCTACCATCTGTGCCAGCTGTAACACCAGTGTCTTTTATAATTCCTGGTAATGTTACCATATAGCTATTGTTAGCTATTAAAATGTGTTTATCAACACCATAGCTTTCACTTACTACTTTGTTTCCCATTGTTATCTATTTCCTTTCAAAAAAATTTTTTTCATTAGGTATTGTTACCTTTGTTTGTTGTGCTAACTCTTTTCCGTAAGCACCTTTTTCTTCTCCGTCTTTCTCCTTAGTTCCTTCTTGTCCTTCATTAAAAGTTCCCATTTTGCCAAGCTTATTCTTAACTGTTTCAGATTTTCCAGCTTCATATGCACTTGTTACAATTTTTGAAATATACTTACTAACTTTATCTGTCTTATCGTTATCTTCAAATGCAATATTAGAAATAAAATCTTCAAAATCTTTATCGTTATCTTTTATTCCTGCTTTTAGTTTTGCTTCTGCCAATACACTCTGAGCTGTTTTCTTGCTCATTGCAGATTTGTTTTCAGCTAATTCCGCTTTTAATTGTTTAATAAGGTTTTGTGTATCTACATCTGCAGCTTTTTTCTTTTCATCTTCTGTCATTTTTTCTTGTAATTGTTTTCTTAATTCAGCAACACTATCTTCTGCTGCTTTTCTTTCTGCATCTGCCTTACCTTTGTTTACATACTCGCCACTTTCTAAAACTTGTTTTTTGAAGTATGCTTTAACATCTTCTGCAGTCATACCTTCTTGATAAGCCTCGCCTAATAGTTCTTTTAAATCCATGTTTTTATCCTTTCTTTCGACAGTGTTTTATAGCTCTTCTCTGAGCAATGTCTATCTCCAAATATAGCCATTGGAGAACTGGCAATTTATATTATTCCACTGAAACTGTTTCAACAGTATTTTTGTCTGTCTCTACAGTCTCAGAAGGATTATTAATACCTTCTTTGTATTTCTTTGCTCTACTTATTACACCAGTTATATCTGTTGTTATATCTGCCATTGCAAGTGCATCTTCTGGTGCAATTTCTTTTGTAGCCATTAAAGTACTAAAGCTTTGTGATTTTGTTTGAATATTGTCATTCTTATTTCTTGGAACTTTAATATCTATATCTTCTAATTTAAAGTTTTTAGAAACCATATTCAATAGTTGTAATATCTTTATTGCTACTGCTAATTGTTTTTTCTTTGCTATTTTAAAATAGCTTTCTTTGATTCTAGCAACGATTTCAATATCAGCCCAGCCATCTCTTAATTTGACAGCATCGCCTGTATCTCCACCACCGCCAGAACGTGTTTTTCTGTCTGGGATTCCAACTATCTCTTTGTATGCTTCTTCAAAATATTCTCTTAAATTAGCCATTCCATTACTGTCTAGTTGTTGATAGATAAATTTAGCATCTACATTTACGCCCGGTTGTCCTATTAATTGCAATATTCTATTCTTTCTTGCCTTTTGTGCCTCATCTTCTGTTAATTCTGCATTCATAATTATTAACAAGCTCTTTATAACATTTTCAACATCTGTCAAACTGTCACTTGCTAATAAGTTTAATGCATCGCTTATTTGTGTTGCAAGCTCAAAATCTCCTTGCATAAATTGATTATTCTTGATTAAGACAATTGGATTTAATCCAATTGGGTTTATATCATAATCTATAATTCTTGCAGAATTATTAAAAGTATCTTCTCCATCGCATTCTATTACAAATGTTTCATAGTCTGTGTAACAATAAAATCTTGTTGTATTCTTTTCTTTTGAAGTATAGAAAGTTGCACTTAATATTACTGGTTTTCCAGGTTTTGGAGAACATACAACGAATGTATTCATTGGATCTAATGCTATTGGAACAATAGGATAATCAGGCATATAATCACTATATAACTCTCTTGTAGGGAACAAACCTAAATATCCTACACCTGTTATACTTGCAAATGTTCCTGCTTCGTTATCTATAGATTCAGAGTTTTCATAATTTAGTATATCTATTAATTTTTCAATGTCTCTCAAATGACTTCCTTTTCTTTGAGTGATTTGAGCTCCTTGCGAATATGTGTAACCTACAATTGTTCTTACTGTTTCATAATCATGATTTATTGTTGTTTGGTTCGCAACATTTTCGCCATAAAAATCTTCTGTTGAACTTTTTTTGTCTTGATTTTGATTTCCACAATATCTGTCCATTAATTTTCTTATTGATATTCTATTGTATATATGTGTTTGCCAAGCCTTTGACATTACATCTTTTATTGTATTTATATTAACTTCTTCATCAACAATTATAAGCTTTCTACCATATCCAAGCTTATTTAAACCAAGATTTTCTAACATTATTTTCTCCTAAAACAATATACTCTTCTTATTTTATTGTATCATTTTCAATTTTTATGTCAATAAAAAAAATGAAGATTACGAAGGGCGTAATCTCCATTTATACCAAAAATATAAAAAACATAAAAGGCAAAATCCTTTATGTGTCTTTTATACACCATATTTTTATTTTTGTCAAGTATTTTTTAAATTTAATTGGCAGATGCTAATAGATTTGAACTACTACCAACAGTTTTGGAGACTGCTATGCTACCATTACACTAAGCACCTATAAAAAAGAAGAAAGTGGTTCGAGAATACTCTTAAAAACTCAAACCACCTTCATTGCCAAAGAAACGTCACATAAATATTATATACCATATTTTTTATTTCTTGTCAAGAAAAGAGGCAAGTATAAAAATACTTGCCACCCTTATGGAAAAATCAGATAACTGTTCTACATTGAACAGTACATTTATTATACCACATTTAAACTTTTTGTCAATAAAAATGCACTGGACTATTGGCGTAGTCCAATGCGAACAACAAAAGTACTAGATATGATAATCTATTACTTAAATGATATTAATGTCATTGTCATTATAAACCTTTCTCGCCTTTAAGTCAATACTTTTGCAAATTATATCCCTAACATTCCTCTACTTATGTGGCTTACTGCCTTACCATAATTACTTGCTTGTCCTAAAACCCCACTAAATAGCAATGCCAAGCTATCAGGTGCATCATCATGTTGCTTTCTTCTTACATTCTGTGCAGCACTTTGATTAAATTTAAACACTTGATTTAACGCCTCATTCATCATTTTGTTTCCTTTTATGCTATCTCTAATAGGAATAACAAGCCTAAATCTTGCACTTTCGTTTCCCTTTATACTTGCTTGTACTCCTAATATCCTGTCTGTTTTTGTCTTATTCGTTGGCGACTTCTTACTATCTACATAACAATCTCCACAACCTTTGCTTTCTAACTGTTTCTTAACTTCATCTGCATACATATCTCCACCATTATTTGCCTCAAAACATATTCTACTTACTCCATAACTTATTATATTCTGAACAACCTGTGGAATCGTTTTCTCTTTATCTGCTTTATTTATAAAATACCAAGCAATTAGCTTACAATCTCCATTTTCATACTCATCTACAATTGGCATACTTAACCAATCTTCACCACCCCAGGCAACATCACACGCTGCTACTGTCCTTATATATCCTTCTTCTTTCTCATAACCTTCTAAATCAAACTTCTTGAACTCTTTCTCAAAGAATAATATTCCTTCTCTTTCTATCGGTTCTTGCTGTATTAAACAACTAAATGACACCGGATCCATAAGGTTTCTATCTTCATGAAACATCTCTGTTGTTATTGCAAATCCATATTTGTAATTAAAGTTGCTCTCATCGTTTTCATTCAAACCAGGGATTCTTATAACAATAACTCTCTTTGGCTCATTTTCCTTATAATACGCTATTGTCCTAGATAATGGATCATTTATACTAAACATTGTTCCTAACAACAACATTTTGCACTTTCCTTGCATTCTCTTTTTAATTGTTCCTGTAAACTCTATCCATTTCTTCTCCATTATGTCTGGGTTACTTGCCTCTTCTATGTCTTTAACTAAGTCATCTGCATACAATATATTATGCGCCCTTGTACGTCCTGTAACTGAACCATCAAATCCTACACAATACAAACTGTACTCTGAATGTGGTTTCTGCCTCGTTTCATTGTTAGTGTAGTCTATACTCATTGTTTCAGCACTTCTATATATCTCCCTCATCCTTGGAAATATTTTCTTATAGTTCCCATATTCGTCATTTACTATTGCATCTATTCCATTAAAAAACTTGTCTTTCGCTATTGAAGCACTATACGAAATCATCATGTTTGGTAAGTCTGGATCTTTTCCTAACGCCCAACTTATAAACCTTTTCCCCAACTCTGTCTTTCCAGTTCCGCTGCGGCATACTTATGGTCATTATTGGACGGTCTTTCCTATAATAAAACTTACTAAGCTCCCTTGCTATCCCATTTAACACACACGTTCTCGGTGCTATAAACTGCTTTGCCGGCTCTATTCCAAACTCTAACGCAGGTAAATAATATTCAAATAAATGCCTTGCTAAATAATAATATACTTCTTTCATTACCTGAAATAACTCTTGCTTTGCCTCTATTCCTTCCGCTTCCCTTATCATGTCATTTATTACACTTGCTATCCCTATTCCTACCTCTACACTCTTTGAATACTCTAATTTATCTGTCTGCTCATTATATACTACTTTCTCCACCTTATCAAACTGCTCTATCTTACTTAACTCATATCTGTATATATTTAAAAGCTTTATTCTTAACGCTCCTTCTACTTCCTCTCTCCCTAAATTGTACTCTATCTTTTTAAGTTTCTTCTCTATCTCTTCTCTCTCTTTCTGCCTTGCTTTGCCTTCTGCCATTCCTTTCCACCACCTTTATATTAATACTATCGTTAATACTATTAGCATTACCAGTAATAAACCTATATAGTCAAACTTTATTCGCCCTTTTACCATGTCCCTTAAACTCATGTCTATTACCATTAATCCTACTATTCCCCAAAATATTCTTAATATCCACTTTATTACTATTATTATTGTCGCCATAAACTTATCTCCTTCTCTATTATCTTCAATATCACTTTATTTACACTCTTGCCTTCTGATTTCGCTTTCTCCCACAATACCTCATTCATTCCTTTAGGGATTCTTATACTCCTCTTTACATTTTTACTATTCTCCAACTCTCTCTCCTCCTTTCTTCATACTCTATCTCTTTCCAATAAGTACAATTACTATCTCCTTTAAACCTCTCATCCTCTAATCTATTGCAGCCTAAACATTCCTTACATTTCCCTTCTACCTCTTTCATATGCTCCTCCTTTTCTTTACTTTATCATTTCGTGGTGGCATTGTCAAAAGTGGTGGCATTATTTTAGGAATTTATTTCCGTGGGGGGTTGATATGCGCCCATCCCCCTCCTCTGCCCTATAGGGGGCGGGCGGCTTTTTATGTTGCTTTTTTTTCTGTCTTTTCTGTTTTGATCCTTGCTTTTCTATTCATGGAATTATACCAAAAGAAAAAACAAGGCACACCGCTTCTGTTTTGATATATTCACTTTTTAAAATATAGAAGCGGTAAAATAAAAAAACTTTAAAAATATATATAAAAATACTTGACATTTTATAAAATAAGTATTATAATATTAATATAAAGAAAAGCACAAAACAACGCAAAAAATATAAAAATATTTTAAAAAATATTTATAAAAAGTATTGACATTATAAAATAAATATGCTAAAATATTAATTGTAAAGAAGTTAAACAAAAGCGCAAAAAAGAAGAGATCAACGGAAGCTCAAACGTTGGAAAAAAGAAGAGAAGCGGCAAGCTTTAAAATCTCGATACAAAAAAATATAAAAATATGGAGGTATAAAAAAATGATTAAATATACTTTATATGTGGGATTAAATGATAAAGACACCAAAACACAAAAAATCAATACATTAGAAGCTTTTAAAATAGTAAATAATATTTTATTACAATACACCGAAGGCGCAACGATCTTTGAAGCTTCTGGAATATATAAACATAATGATGGATCCTTTACAATAGAAAAAACTTTAAGAATTGAATTGTTGTTTACAAACGATGAAAGCGTAAAAAAAATATGCGATCAATTAAAAATTATATTAAATCAGGAGTCAATAGCAATTCAAAAAGATGATGTTACAAGTTATTTAATATAAGGAGGTAAAAAGAAAATGAAAAAACAAAAGAAAAGAAAAGACTACACAAACAAAGAAGCAATAATAATAATATTATTTTATTTAATCAGTTTTATATTAATTGAATGGTTTTTTATAACTTTAGGACTTGCAACGCTAGAACATTTTATGCGACTAAGTGTAGCATAAAAATGCTATAATATAATCATAAAGAGGTACAAAAAATATAAAAAAAATATGGAGGTATTAAAAAATGAGAATAACAAAATTTAAAAGTACAAAATTGAAAAAATACATGTTCGTAAATGAATGTGTAGGGACTAGAAGCGGATTCAATCATATTTCAAAATTATTTTATAATGATTATGAAATAATTGAAAATGTGGCGCATTATATCAACAGGACTTGGGAATGTTACACATTCCAAACATCTATGTGTGGCGCGGTTTATACTTTGATAGAGAACAGAAAAGAAGCTTTAAAAAGAGACTACAAAGAAAAAAATAATATAAAAAGACTAACAGAAAAAACAAAAAAAGAGCTTGAAAAAATTTATGACAGCGATGAAAAAATAAAAACATATAAATTAATGTATAAAGAATTAAAAAATTATTATGGAGGTTTTTAAAATGAGACAATTATTATATAAAAATAAAGATATAAAAAAATATAATCTAGATCAAGAAGATATACAAACAATTGATCCGTGGGATTTTGAAAATAATTTTATAAAAGATATTTATGATACATTTTTAGTTTTTTCTTATAGATGCACATGGAACGGATCAAACGGTTATAAAATAACAGATGATTTTATAGAATGCTTTTATAGATCTTATGACTGTTCACAATATATTAAAAGAATAACACCAAAAAACAAAGCAATTTTAATAAATGAATATCATCATGACGCACCAACGGGACACGACACCCTTATTATAGGACTAACAGAAAAAGAAGCGAATCAATTACAAAATGCAAGTTTTGAAAATGTACAAAAATTCGCGGATTATTACATGCAAAAGATGGATCAATTAGCAATTAAGGAAACTTTAAAAAAATAAATATATTAAAATATGGAGGTATAAATATTATGAACAATTTACAAGTTATTATTAATTTTTTAGAAGGTACACCAGGAAAAACAAACTTAAGAAACGTATTAAACGGTTATTTTTACTACAAAGGAAGAACACTAAAAACAAATGGTAAAGATTTAATAAACTACTCAACAATTATTGGATACAAAAAAGAAGGCAAGCTATATTTAAATAAAAATAAATACTCAGTAACAACAAGTAAAATACAAAACATGTTAGAACGTGAAGCACAAAACTATTACTCTAAAGAAAATATAATTTACTACAATTAAAGGAGGATAAAAAAATGATAGATTTTTTAAATATTGAACCTATAGAAGCAAATATTAATATAAAAGATATAAAAAATGCAACCGGCTTAGACTTTGGAGGCGCAAACATAAATACAATACAAAGCTACATATACAGAACTTTGGAAAATATTTATAAATATAATAATAAAAATTTAACCAAAAAACAATATAATCAATTATATGATATTTTAACAATATTAGAAAATATAAATATAACCGAGTAAAGGGGGTGCTATAATGTCATTAAATAATAATATAAAAACTATATCAAACACTTTGCAAACAAATGCACAAAAAACAGAAAAAAGAAGCACAAAAGACATTGAAAATAAATATAATATATTAGATATATTAAAAAATGAAATTGAAGCGGCTCAAAGCTCCGGGCTTGACATTTTCAATGCCTTAGATCGTGAATGTATAGAAAATCGGAGTACTTGCAAGCCTTCAACCTTGCGAATATTACAAAAACAAAAATATAACAAGATTTTTTATTCATGACAATTACTATAAAATATATTTACAAGTACAAAAAGAAAAAAGACTAAAAGAAAAAACATTGCAAACAATAACAAAAGAAGAGACACCAAAAGAAGCGGCAACAGTGCAAACAGCGCAAACAGTACAAAAAATATCGATTGACTATAAAAAAATATTGCAATGGCTTTTTATAATATCAACAGGAATTGTTTTAATCCCGCTTTATATGTGTATAGCAATTACAAAAAATTTAAAATAAAAATGGAGGATCTAAAAAATGGATAAAATAACAGTTCAAAATGATTATATCAACTTTTTAAATGATTTTAATAAAAAACATAATTATTATAATAAAAATAAATTTATAAATTATTATATCATGAATTTATATCATGCGGGTTATTTTACTATAAAAGACTATGAAATAATAAAGGAAACTATAAAAAAACATTTAAGAGGCTTTAAACCTTTGACAAGTACAATAAGAATATAAAAAGAAGCGGTTCCCGCTTCTTTTTTTTTGCTTTTCATAGAATAAATAAAAGCGGCTTTAAATAATCGCTTTTTAAGGCTTTTTATTTTTCACTATATACTTATATTATTTTATATATAAAATCAATTTAAAAGGATTTTAAAGGCTTTTACAAGGCTTTATTTTTAGATCCTTTATTTTTTTATATTTCAACTTTACACAAAACTATTATTTTGTGTAATTTACATAATAAGTTATATATCAA